GAGTCGGTTGCTGATGTAATCTTCTCTGATGTCTGCGAAGGTCTTGCACTTTCACAGAAGGATAAACTCGCTTCTCTTGCTGAAAATGTTGAGTTTGATGGTGAAAACAACTATCGTGAGAAACTAGTAACTTTGAGGGAATCGTATTTCCCATCTAATGCTGGTACTCAAAGAAATCATTCAGAGAATCTCTCTGAAAGTACTGAATCCGTTTATCAACCAGTATCTGGTCTGATGGAATCATATATTCAGACTCTGAATAGAGTTTCGAGAAAGTGATTTTAAATCATAAGCAAATCAAACTAACTTTTTAAAGAGGAAAAACAAATGCAAATGTTCAATGCAGAACATCTGCAGGAGAAGTGGGCACCACTCCTAGACCATTCAGGTCTTGGGGAAATCAAAGATTCTCATCGTAGAATGGTAACCGCAGTTCTCCTGGAGAACCAAGAAAGAACACTCCGTGAAGAGAGTGAGTTTCTTTCAGAATCACCAACCAACTCAGGTAATGGAGTTGGTGCATCGGGCGCTTTCGGTGGTAGCGCATCTTCACCTGTTGCAGGTTTCGACCCAGTTTTGATCTCCTTGATCAGACGTGCAATGCCTAACTTGGTTGCCTATGACCTCGCAGGTGTTCAACCAATGAATGGTCCTACCGGACTTATCTTCGCAATGCGTTCACGCTACACCAGTCAGAGTGGTACTGAAGCATTCTTCAACGAAGTAGATACAAGATTCTCTTCTCAGAATACTACTAATAGTCTTACCCAAACCGGTATCGGTACTACTGCTGCTCAGTCCGGAACTAATCCATCAGTTCTTAACGATGCATCTCCAGGTACATACAACCTTTCAGGTGGTATGGCTACTGGTGACTCGGAGAACCTTGGAACCACTGCTGGTGGTCAGTTCAACGAAATGGCATTCTCAATCGAGAAAGTCACCGTTACCGCTAGAACAAGAGCACTCAAGGCTGAGTACTCACTTGAGCTCGCTCAAGACCTCAAGGCAATCCACGGTCTGAATGCAGAAGCTGAGTTGGCAAACATCTTGTCAACTGAGATTCTTGCCGAAATCAACCGTGAAATCATCCGTACCATCTATAATGTTGCTAAGCCTGGTGCTCAAGCAAACGTTGCTACTGCCGGTACTTTTGACCTTGACGTTGATTCCAATGGTCGTTGGTCAGTTGAGAAGTTTAAGGGACTTATCTTCCAAATCGAGCGCGATGCAAACGCAATTGCACAGCAAACTCGTAGAGGAAAGGGTAATATGATCCTCTGCTCGGCAGACGTTGCTTCGGCACTCACCATGGCAGGTGTTCTTGATTACACCCCAGCACTCAACGCTAATCTTAACGTTGATGACGCCGGTAACACCTTCGCAGGTGTTCTTCAAGGTAAGTATAAGGTCTTTATCGATCCTTATGCTGCTAACGTATCTGCTAACCAGTACTACGTTGTTGGTTATAAGGGTTCTTCCCCTTATGACGCAGGTATCTTCTATTGCCCTTATGTTCCTCTCCAAATGGTTCGTGCCGTTGGTGAGAACACCTTCCAACCAAAAATTGGATTTAAGACTCGTTATGGTATCGTTGCTAACCCATTTGCTAAAGGTTTCAGTGATTCCAATCCTGGAGTTGTTGAAGCTAACACTAACGCATACTACAGAAGAGTCAAGGTAACTAACTTGATGTGAGCCTTTCTCACATTTCTTCAGAGAGGGTCCTTCGGGACCCTCTTTTTTTATCTAAATAAAAATAAAACATTATGGCGTCACCATTTGCCAAGCAAATAGGCAATAGAAATTTTCTATCACCAGTTGGATTTAAGTTTACTTTGGCAAAGGAACCTAAAGTAACATTTTTTTGCAACTCAACAAGAATTCCGGAAATTAATTTAGAAGTTGTACAACAACCATCATACCTAAAAGATATTGATGTACCAGGTGATAAATTAACCTATGGCGACTTATCAATCAGATTTCTAGTTGATGAGAATATGGAAAATTATATGGCCATTCATAATTGGTTAACTGGTCTTGGTTTTCCAGAAACAACAGAACAATTTGCAGAATTAACAACAACAGATACTGGATTAAGAGATCAAAAATCAGCATTTAGTGATGGTAGTTTGTATATTCTCAATAGTAATTATAGAAATACTGCGGTTGTTAAATTTAAAGATTTATTTCCAGTATCATTAACATCATTAGAGTTTGATGCTACACCAAAGGATGTTCAGTACTTTACAGCAGAGGCATCTTTCAAGTATACTGTCTATAATATCCTAGGAACCAACAATCAACCACTATGAATCTTGATGAAATTCAGGAAATGTGGCAGAGAGATTCTGTCATTGATCCTGATAACCTACACGATGAATCACTAAAAATTCCCCAACTACACTCAAAATATTATACATTATACAACACAATCACTCTTCTTCGTGAGAAAGCACGGGATACTTGTAATAGAGTGCGTCTAGAACGCTATAACTACTACACAGGAAAGGCACCAGCAGAGGCATACGTGGAAGAACCATTTCCGTATAAAGTAAGGGAGAAGGACGCAATAGAGAGGTATATGAGTGCTGATGAGGGACTTTCTAAAATAGATTTAAAGATAAAATATTATGATATTATGCTTAAATTTTTAGAAGAAATTATTAAGACAGTTTCTAACAGAACTTATCAAATCAAAAATGCTATCGAATGGCATCGTTTCCAATCTGGGTCCAATTGAGGCAGAAATGCCTCTTTTTTATTGTAAATAAATACTTATAACTGATATTTTATGAATGAGTCATTTGATTATATCAAAGAAGAACGAAGTATATCTGTGTATAAAAGCAGAACCTCACGTTTATTATGAACTATCAGATCAGTTCACATTTGAGGTCCCCAATGCAAAATTCAGTCCCCAGTATAAAAGCAAATACTGGGACGGAAAAATTCGTTTGTTCAATACACAAACCGGTGAGATTTATATTGGTCTTTTAGACAGAATTATTCGATTCTGTGAGGACCACGAATACACATATGAATTTGCAGATAATAAGTTCTATGGACTTCCTTTTGAGATAAATGACGGCATCTCAAAGGAAGGTGTGAAAGATTATATGACGGCTATTAGTAGACACGCCCCACGCGACTACCAAGTTGAGGGAGTATACGACGCTTTGCGACATAATCGAAAATTATTGATATCTCCAACTGCTTCTGGAAAGTCATTGATGATATATTCTGCTGTAAGATACTACGTTGAGAAGCAGCAAAATATTCTGATAGTTGTTCCAACGACATCCCTTGTAGAGCAGATGTATAAAGATTTTGAAGATTATGGATGGGATGTTGGTTCATTTTGCCACAAGATCTACGCAGGAAAGGAAAGAGAAACTGATTCCCAAGTCATTATTACTACCTGGCAAAGCATTTACAAATTGCCCAAGCAGTATTTTTCCAGATTTAATGTAGTCATAGGAGATGAAGCACACCAATTTAAGTCCAAGTCATTAATATCTATAATGACGAAACTTTGTGATGCAAAATATCGTTTTGGTTTTACTGGAACCTTAGATGGAAGTCAAACTAACAAGTGGGTTTTAGAAGGATTATTTGGACCTTCTTATAAGATTATCAATACAGATGAACTGATGAAGAAAGGTCATTTGGCTAAATTAGATATAAAAATACTACTATTAAAACACCCACCAAATAGATTTGAAGTATTTGAAGATGAAGTTCAATATATTATCAATCATCAGAAACGAAATAACTTTATTAAAAATCTTACATTAGATTTGAAAGGTAATACTCTTGTTTTATTTTCAAGAGTAGAAAGTCACGGACAACCTTTATATGAGTTAATAAATAGTAGTAAGGTTGGTGATCGTCAGGTTTTCTTTATTCACGGTGGTGTAGAAACTGACGAAAGAGAAAGAGTTCGTGAAATAACCGAAAAGGAATCAAACGCAATCATTGTGGCATCCTATGGGACTTTTTCTACCGGTATCAATATTCGTAATCTACATAATGTTGTGTTTGCGTCACCATCGAAATCGAGAATTAGAAATCTCCAATCTATCGGCAGAGTACTCCGAAAAGGTGAAAACAAAGTAAAAGCAACTCTATATGATATTGCCGATGATATTAGTTATAAGTCAAGAAAAAACTACACACTTAATCACTTAATTGAAAGAATTAAAATCTATAATGAGGAAAATTTTAATTATGAAATTGTTAACATACCACTAAAGAACTAATGGGAGAAGATTTTTATTGTATTCTAAAACTAGTGTCTGGGGAAGAAATACTATCACTTATTATGATAGACGAGAATGATGGTGACCCTATCATAGTGCTTCAAAATCCAGTTGTTATGAAAATGGTAGAACAGCAGATGGGTTCTTATATAAAGATAAACCCCTGGATGGAATTATCCAAAGATGATTTTTTTATGATTAAACTTGATAAAGTAATTACAATGACTGAAACTACAGATAAGAAAATTATCGATATATATCATAAGTACTTAAATGATGATGACAGTGTAGATGTCTATAAACCATCGGGAGAAGTAAAAGTATCAAATGAGATGGGATATGTATCTTCAGTAGAAGATGCTCGTAATAAACTTGAAGAATTATATAAAGATCTTAAAGAAAGCTAGAACTTATCTTTAACGGGGACAAACCTAGTCTACACAATATTTTGATAGTTGTCAAGCCCCCTTAATGTGTGCTATAATAAACTTAACTTATTAATAGGTAAATGGGTTCACCATGGCAAAAAAGAAATCAGAGCATTATGTAAACAATAAAGAGTTGTTAGAAGCAATGATAGTGTATCGTAGTAAAGTTGATAAAGCACGAGAACTGTTCATTGAGAAATATGATACAGTACCACCAAAGTCTGGACCTTGGGAAGGAAAACCAAGAATTCCCAACTATCTGGGCGAATGCTTCTTAAAGATTGCTACTCATTTATCCTATAAACCAAACTTTGTTAATTATATGTTTCGTGAGGATATGATTTCCGATGGTATTGAGAATTGTGTTCAATACATTCATAATTTCAATCCAGAAAGATCTCAGAATCCTTTTGCATATTTTACTCAGATTATTCACTTTGCATTTCTCAGAAGAATTCAAAAAGAAAAGAAGCAACTTGAAATTAAGAATAAAATTATTGAGAGAACCGGTTTTGATGAGGTTATGGTAATTGATTCTAACTTGCTTTCTGGAAACAATAGTGAATACAACAGTATGAAAGATAATATTCAATATAGAAACAACAACCGATGACCTTGACTTTTGGAGTCTGCCGTGCTACACTTGAAGTCCAGTTAAAATCCGTATGAAGATCGCAATTTTAACAGATACCCACTACGGTGCCCGCAAAGGTTCAAAGCATCTTCACGACCACTTTGAACTCTTCTATAATAATGTTTTTTTTCCTGCCCTTGAAGAGTGTGGGATAAAGACAGTCATTCATATGGGTGATGCATTCGATAGTCGTAAATCAATCGATTATCAAAGTCTGGAATGGGCAAAGAGAGTTGTATTTGAACCTCTGCGTCAGTATGATGTTCATATGATTGTTGGGAACCACGATTGCTATTATAAGAATACTAATTACGTAAACTCTCCAGACCTACTTCTCAAGACTTATCCAAATATCAAAACTTATAGTTCTCCAACAAATACAAAGATTTGTGGAATTGATATGACTTTTATTCCTTGGATTTGTAGTGAGAATCATGAGGAAACGATGAATGTTATTAAGAAGTCCAAAGCAAAGATTGCGATGGGACACTTGGAACTTCAAGGTTTTCATGTAAATAAAAATCTGATTATGGAGGACCATGGACTGGATTCAAATATTTTTTCAAAGTTCACGAAGGTATTTTCTGGTCATTATCACACTCGTTCTGATAATGGACGCATCTTCTATCTCGGTAATCCTTATGAGATGTATTGGACTGATGTGAATGATACTCGTGGATTTCATATCTTTGATACCGAAACACTAGAGCATACACCAATCAATAATCCTTATAAATTATTCTATAATCTTTATTATGAGGATACTCCTTATCAGACATTTGATGCTCGGGAGTATGAGAATAAGATTGTAAAGATTATTGTTCGTAAAAAAACAAAAGCAAAAGATTTTGAAAAGTTTGTAGATAAATTATATACAGCAGGAATTCAAGATCTTAAAATTATTGAGAACTTTGAAATACAAGAAAGTGAAGACTTTCAAGTTGATGAAGAGGAGAATACTATTTCAATTCTGAATCGTTATATTGATGAATCCGAAGTTCAGTTTGATAAGAACATCATTAAAGGAATCCTACAAAATCTTTACAAAGAAGCTTGCGAAGTTGAATAATGTTTCTTCTTACACTTAAAGATCACAAAGGGGATGGTGCATTTGCCGTCCAAGACAAATATGGGGAAAAAGTCTTGTTTCTCTTTGAGGAAGAAGATGATGCCACTCGTTATGCCTTGATGTTGGAGGATCAGCAAGAGAGAGAAATGGACATTGTAGAAGTAGATGATGATCTTGCAATAAAGACTTGTAGGATCTATAATTATAAGTATGCAGTGATTAAACCCGAAGACATCGTAATTCCACCCAAAAATGATAATCTTTAAGAAAATTAAATGGAAGAACTTTCTTTCTACCGGTAATAACTGGACTGAGATAGACTTCCAAAAGAATCAAACTAACTTAATTGTGGGTACAAATGGTGCCGGTAAATCCACCGTGTTGGATGCCCTGACTTTTGTATTGTTCAATCGTCCATTTCGCAAAATTAACAAACCCCAACTTCCCAATAGTACTAACGAAAAAGATTGTCTGGTAGAGATTGAGTTTTCTGTGAATAGTCGTGAGTATTTGATTCGTCGTGGAATTAAACCAAATATTTTTGATATTGAAGTGAATGGAAAACAACTTCATAAGGAAGCAGATGATCGTGTGAATCAAAAAATCTTAGAAGAAAATATTCTAAAGGTTAATTATAAATCTTTTACGCAGATTGTAATTTTGGGTTCTAGTAATTTTGTTCCCTTTATGCAACTTGCTACGGCACATCGTCGTGAGGTGATTGAGGACTTGTTGGATATTCGTATCTTCTCCTCAATGAATAATTTGATTAAGGAAAAGATTCGTCAACAAAAGGATCAGATTAAATCTTTAGAACTTAAGAAAGAATCCCTCAAAGATAAGGTTGTAATGCAGAAGAACTTTATTGAGCAGTTGGAAAGTCGTGGAAATGATAATATCAATTCTAATAAGAAAAAAATTACTAATTTGATCGGTGAAGTTGATGCTTATATGCTTCAGAATGCAACCACCGAAGAAAGTATTTTTGGGTATATTAAGGAACAGGAAGAAGTTGTTGGTGCTACCGATAAACTGAGAAAGTTGGGAAACCTGAAAGGTAAAATCTCTCAGAAAATATCTACCATTACCAAAGAGCACAAGTTCTTCACAGAAAATGCGGTTTGTCCTACCTGCACTCAAACAATTGAGGAAGAGTTTCGGTTAAATAGAATTACTGACGCTCAAAATAGTGCTAAGGAACTTCAACAGGGTTATAAAAACCTTGAAGAAACCATACAATATGAAGAAGAGAGGGAGCGTCAATTTATTGCTTTATCTAAGGAGATTACGAAACTCAACAATGACATTTCTCAAAACAATACTAGAATTTCATCTAATCAACGACAGGTTAGGGATTTGGAAAGTGAAATTCAAACACTTGCCGAACAACTTGAAAACAAAAATACTGAACACGAAAAGTTAGAAGAGTTTCAAACCAATCTTCAAAAAATCTTCGAAGATCTGGGAACCAAAAAAGAAGAGATTGTTCATTATGATTTTGCATATTCTCTTCTCAAAGATGATGGTGTAAAAACCAAAATTATCAAAAAATATCTTCCCTTCATCAATCAACAGGTGAATCGTTATTTGCAGATGATGGATTTTTATATTAACTTCAATCTTGATTCTGAGTTCAATGAGAGCATCAAATCTCCTATTCACGAGAACTTTTCTTATAGTTCTTTTAGTGAAGGTGAGAAGGCTCGTATAGATCTTGCCTTGATTTTTGCTTGGAGAGAAGTAGCAAGAGTCAAGAACTCTGTGAATTGTAATATTCTTTTGTTTGATGAGGTTTTTGATTCTTCTCTTGATGGATTTGGTGCTGATGAGTTCCTTAAAATTATCCGTTATGTGATCAAAGACACTAATATCTTTGTTATTTCTCATAAGTCTGGGTTAGAAGAAAAGTTTGAATCAACACTTAGATTTGAAAAGAAAGGTGGATTCTCTTATAAAACAGAATCGTAGTGCCAATAAATAAAGTGGCACACTACCCTCCTACGCGGGAGGATTCTCGTATATAATAAATTCATAAGCACAAGACCGATGCAAGTTCCAAACCGCTATCATCATTCTAAGAAGGAGCAGAAACGGACACTGAAACCGCAAGCACTCCGACAGGCAAAGGCACGACTTAAGGCATTCAAGAATAAGCACTCTGAAAAGAGTGTTTTTTTTATAAATAATTGAAAAGTAGTTGTAAAATGAACTCACAAGAACTTCGTGCCCTTCAAGAAGCTTATAGTCAGGTTTATGAACTTGATGAAGCAAGTGTAACTGATGATCGTGTAAGAAGAAACCAAAAGGCATTTGGTTCTAACTATACACCTCCTAGAGATTTTGATCAATCTGCTAATCGTGGAAAGGGTGCTGTCGTAAATGCTAAGCAAAAAGAAAAGCAGAGACGTAAAGGACTTGCTAAGAGTGCTATGGGTGAAGCAGTAGACCTCTACGACATCATTCTCTCACACCTTCTTGATGAGGGTTATGCTGATACTGAACAAGCAGCAGAAGCAATTATGGTGAATATGAGTGAGGATTGGAGAGAAAGTATTGTTGAGGCAACTTACAAACCTTCGGGATCTGCAGCACCAACTGATATACCTTCAGATACGAGAATGACTGTAACTGCTGCGGATAAGGCAGGAAATACAAAAGCATATCAAAACTTTAAAGCAGGTGATCCAGCATATAAGGCTGCTTCACATCTTAAAGGAGTTTGAGACCACTTTTCAAACTGTCCATCAGGGGGTCGCAAGACCTCCTTTTTTTATAAATAATTGAAAAGTAGTTATAAGATGAACTCACAAGATTTTCGTAGTCTTCAAGAAGCATATATGGAAGTTGTTGAAAATCAGCAACTTGGTGAAGATGCTGGAATAGTTAGTGGTTTAGTGGGACTTGCTCTTGGAGCAAAAGGTGCTTATAACGCAGCAAAAAAGTCTAAAAGAATGAGAGACTATCCAAAAAACTTTGTTAAGGGTATTGTTGACCCAAGAACTTATGTTCCCAAAAAGAAAAAGGAACAAAAAGAAGAAGTAGACCTCTATGACATCATTCTCTCACACCTTCTTGATGAAGGTTATGCTGAAACACAAGAACAAGCAGAAGTCATTATGGTGAATATGAGTGAAGATTGGAGGGAAAGTATTATGGAAAGAAGAGAAAATGATGAACCTGGTGAAGACGATAGGAACCCAGATGTAAGATCACATAATCGTGCAGTTGGTTATAAGTCAAAACCAAAACAAAAATATAGATCTTATGATAAAAGAGATCGTGGCGGTTCTGAAGAGGACCATGAAAAATCCTTAGGTTTGCAGAATTTAATCCGTTCAGTTCAGGGTGGTTCAGTTAAAAAATCCGGTTGAATCCACTTTCTAAACTGTCCATCGGGGGGTCGCAAGACCTCCTTTTTTTGTATAATGGGGTCATAAGAAACAAAACCGATGCCCGTCAATCACGAAATCAAGTCCCAACTCGCAAAGCTTCTTGCAACCGAAGACCTTGTGGTTGAGCACAAGAAAGTAGAGACTGCCTGTTTTAACGTTCATACTCGTGTGTTGACTCTGCCGATGTGGGAGAAGGCAAGCAATACCATTTATGACCTTTTGGTAGGGCACGAAGTTGGTCACGCACTTTTTACACCCGATGAAGATTGGATCAATGAACGTAAAATCCCTCCTCAGTTTGTAAATATAACAGAGGATGCTCGTATTGAGAAACTGATGAAGCGTAAGTATGCTGGACTTGCTAAGACTTTTTATGGTGGATATAAAGAACTGAGTGATGAGGATTTCTTTCAGTTGGGTGATGAAGATATTTCTACTTATAATCTTGCTGATCGTGCTAATCTTTACTTCAAGATTGGTAATTTCCTTTCTCTTGATTTTATCGTAGAAGAGCAGAATATTATCAATCAGATTGGAGATGCTGAAACTTTTGCTGAGGCACTGGATGCTGCCGAAGTTCTTTATAAGTACTGTAAGAATAAACAACAGGAAGAAACTAAGATCAATTTAGATTCTCACGAAAATCAATCTTCTGGTTCTGGAAGTAATTCTGCTTCCGATTTTATGGATCAAGAAGAAGGTGAGAACAACCAACCTGAAATGGAAGGTGGTGATGGATCAAGTTCTGATGAAATTGGAGAACAAAAATCTGAAGAACAGGTGCAAAAGGTTGAAAGTGAGCAAGGTGGCGAAACTTCTGAACCTGAAGTTAAAACCGTTGATAATCTGGAAGAAGCACTCAAAGATCTTGTGAATCAAGATGGTTATGAGAATGTTTATGTAGAAATTCCTAAACTGAATATCGATCAAATCATTGTGAATAATATTGAGATTCATAATCGTTGTAAAGAATCTTGGGCATCTTATCTTGACCTTAACGAATATAAACCCGAACAAATATTTGGTGAGGCAGATAAAGAGTTCCGTGAGTTCAAGCGTTCGGCACAGAAGGAGGTCAATTATCTGGTAAAAGAGTTTGAGTGCCGTAAGGCAGCAGATAGTTATGCTCGTGCTACAACTGCCCGCACGGGTGTTCTGGACTGTACTAAACTGCACACATACAAATACAATGAAGACCTGTTCCGTAAGGTTACAACCCTTGCAGACGGCAAGAATCACGGTCTGGTGTTCATTCTGGACTGGTCTGGTTCTATGAACCGTGTGATGTTAGATACGGTAAAGCAACTATTCAATCTCATCTGGTTCTGCAAGAAAGTATCAATTCCTTTTGAGGTTTATGCCTTTACATATGATTATCCACCCATTAAGTATGATGGGGGCAATAAATCCATCATGCCAAAACCTTTATATCAAAAGAAAGACGGACTGATTCAGATTCATGAACAGTTTTCTCTGATGAATGTACTTACTAGTAAGACAAATGGTAAGACTCTGGAAGACCAAATGTTGAATGTTTACAGGATTGCTCGCAGTTTTAATAACTGTTCTCAATATTCTGTTCCAATTGGTTGGAGTCTTTCTGGTACTCCTCTAAATGAGACTTTAGTTGCTCTTCATCAAATTCTACCTACCTTCCAAAAAAATAATAAACTGCAGAAAGTCCAGTGTGTAATTCTGACTGATGGCGAAGCCCATTCTCTGAAGTATCATAAAGAGTTTAATCGTCCTTATGATAAGGAACCTTATATTGGTCTTAATTGTCTTGGAAGGAATGCATTTTTGCGTGACCGTAAGACCGGAAATACTTATTCTCTGGATGCGGAATATTCTGAATTGACTGATATTCTTCTTCGTAATTTGCGTGATAATTTCTCTACCGTTAATTTTATTGGTATGAGGATTTTGGAATCTCGTGATGCTGGTTCTTTTGTTCGTCGTTATACTGGGTGGGTTTCTAAAGATTATGATAAAATTATGAATAATTGGAAGAAAGAAAAATCCTTCTCCATTAAGAACTCTGGTTATCATACTTACTTCGGACTTTCCTCTTCTGCTCTTGCAAATGACGCTGAGTTTGAAGTTGCCGAAGATGCTACCAAGTCTCAAATTAAGACTGCATTTGTGAAGAGTTTGAAGAGTAAGAAAATGAATAAAAAAGTACTTGGGGAATTTGTTTCTTTGGTTGCCTGAATAAATACTAAAAAAGTGGTTGTAAGATGAAGACTTTCCAGGATTTTATGATAGAATGTTATTCTATTCAAGAAACTTCTCTTACTCGTGTAATGAGTAAGTCTGAAAAAGGTGGTATGGCAATTCTCTCCGGTCAAAGGGGGGATAAGTCAAAAGCAGAAAACAAAGCACGATCTTCTAGAACCGAAAGGAGAATTAGGGGTGCAGGTCTTCCTGGTCCAACTAAAGTTTCTGGAAGATATACTGAAAATCCAGGAACCCCAGAAGAGAAAAAGGTAGGAGAGAAATCTCACGTTGTTTCTTCTGGAAAAATGGGCAAGAAAACCTTTAAGAAGACAGTTGAGAAACTGGGCACAGAGGCTGGACTTAAACACAAAAAGAATGTAGAATCAGAGGTATCGAAAGATGATCAGGACTCCGTTCTGATTCAACGCAAACCAGGAGGATCTGCTACACTAAAAGGGACTTCAAAAACATCTTGGCCCGGTAAAGGTAAAAATGTTGAAGTTGGAAAAATGAAACCCGGCAGAACCGGTGAATTTGATACTAAAGTTAAAAACAAAACATTTACTTATGAAAACTAAATTTCCACTTGAACATCTAGTCAAATCTGACACTAAAGAAGTATGGGTAATCTGTGATAGTGCAATTACTGCTATGGGTATTTCTGCAATTGTGAAAAAGTTTTATCCCGGATATACGGGTAAAATTGCGAGTAAAGAACACTTTGAGAAATTGAAGGGTCAGTTGGTAAACTGACACACGGGGGTCCACGACCCCCTTTTTGCTGCTATAATTACTTCAGTTAAACAAAACCACCTGACTATGCCTCGCACTAAAATGAGTATTGATTACATCATCTCTTCCCTTAAAGCACTTTATGGTAGTGAAGTTAATTCTGCCGAAATCAAAGCTTGGTGTGCAATGAATAGTTCTAACTATCAAACTGTAACGAATAAACTTGATGAATTTAAAGTTTCTCGTGGTAAATGGAATCTTGAAGTGACTCAAGAGAAAGTTGAGCAAATTGAGCGTACCTATCAAGCACCTGCTGCTCTTCCTGCCGTAGAACAAAATCTTATTCCCGATAAAGATGATACCTTCGTCAAGTTTGGTAATTTTAACGATATTAAAAAAATTATTACTTCCAATCTCTTTTATCCAACGTTCATTACGGGTCTTTCGGGTAATGGTAAAACGCTCAGTGTGGAGCAGGTTTGTGCTCAACTGAAACGTGAATTGATTCGTGTGAATATTACTATTGAGACTGATGAAGACGATTTGATTGGTGGTTTTCGCCTCGTGAATGGTGAAACTGCATGGCACAATGGTCCTGTTGTAGAAGCACTGGAACGTGGTGCTATTCTACTTCTCGATGAAATTGACCTTGCATCTAATAAAATTCTGTGCCTTCAGTCTATTCTTGAAGGTAAAGGTGTCTTCTTGAAAAAGATTGGTAAGTTTGTGAAACCAAAGTCGGGATTTAATGTGGTTGCTACTGCGAACACCAAAGGTAAAGGTTCTGATGACGGTCGCTTCATCGGCACCAATGTGCTCAACGAAGCGTTCCTGGAACGCTTCCCTGTGACCTTGGAGCAGTCTTATCCTGCTCCTGTCATCGAGCAGAGGATCCTGGAAGGCGTTGCCCTGGACTTGGGTGTGGAAGATCGTGATTTTTGCAAGCGTCTTGTAGACTGGGCAGATATCATTCGCAAGACCTTCTATGATGGTGGTATTGAGGAAATCATCAGCACCCGTCGTTTGGTTCATATCATCCGTGCCTACAGTATCTTCAATGATAAAGCAAAGTCAATTCAGGTTTGCACCAATCGTTTTGACGATGAAACTAAACAGTGTTTCCTGGAACTGTATGATAAAGTAGATGCTGATTTCCAAATGCCGGAAGAAAAGAAAGATTCTACACTTGACGATATTGCTCCATTCTGATATAATTGGGGAAGGTAAAATGTGCCTTCCCCTTATTATGGTTAATTCTTGGAGTTTACTTTACGATGTTATGCAAGATCAAGAAGACGAAAAAAACAACCCAGTTGAATATACACTGACTATGAATGAACATAGTCAAATGCTTAATCTTACAAAAACACCTGTTACTATGGGCGACAATTCAAATAACTTTTGGAAATATAGTGAAGACAAGACGCTAAAAGAAATTGAAGAATATCTTGTTAGCACTTACAAATCTCATTATACTTCTGAAACATCAAAAACTCAAACACTTGATTTGATTGAAAGTATTGGAGATGCAGAACCTTTTGTTCGCTCTAATGCTATCAAATATCTTTCTCGGTTTGGTAAGAAGAATGGAAAATCCAAAATGGATATTCTGAAGGCAATTCATTATTGTATTCTTCTCTATCACTTCTCTGGTCTACACAATGAAACTCGAAAATCAAATTATGAAACTTTCTGATAACTCTCTGACTATTCTAAAAAACTTTGCTGGAATCAACAATTCTATTTTGGTGAAGCAAGGTAATAAACTCCGCACTATTTCTGTTGCAAAAAACATTCTTGCAGAAGCAGAAATTACAGAAGAGTTTCCCCGTAACTTTGCGATTTATGACCTGAATCAATTTCTGAATGGTCTAAGTCTTCATCAAGATCCCGAACTGGATTTTACGAATGATTCACATATTGTGATTCGGGAAGGTAAGCGTAGGGTTAAATATTTCTTTGCTGATCCAAATGTAATCATCTCCCCTCCGGAGAAGGAAATCAAACTTCCTTCTGAAGATGTCTGCTTTCAACTGGAACACGCATCTCTGGAGAAACTTCTAAAGGCAGCGGCAGTATATCAACTTCCCGACCTTTCTGCAATTGGAGAAGCAGGTGTGATTCGTCTTGTCGTTCGTGATAAGAAGAATGATACTTCTAACGAATACTCCATCGTGGTTGGTGAGACTGATAATGAGTTCACCTTCAACTTCAAGGTTGAGAACATCAAGATTATTCCTGGTGCCTATGATGTGGTTGTGTCGGAAAAACTACTGTCCCAATTCAGCAACAGTAAATATAATCTTTCTTACTGGGTTGCCTTAGAACCCGATTCTAAATTTCGATGATACAATTTCTTCTCTATTTGACTCCTACTGGACAGCAAATCGTTAGTGCTATTATGCAAAGAAATTATAATGTACAGGAAAATGCCCCCATCTGTCGCAATAAAGAATTGATGGGTATTGTGCAATCTCCTAATTTTGTAATTTGTTTGAATAATATTAAAAATGGTGTAAGTCCAGTTGATTATTATGTAAATGAGACCGTCTATCACGAAGCAGTTCACGTAGCACAATCTTGTAGGAAAAAATCACTGGGTGTAAATGTTTCCTTAAATGCTTATAAGATGAACGATGCAATTCGTTCTACAAAACTTTCGGGTTCTCATCCTGTATATGAATCCGAAGCATACTTTTTAGAAGACAAACCCGAACAAGTGCTTTATTATTTGAAAAAGTTCTGCTTTTAATTATGAATATCTTCGTGAATGATCAGTGTCCCGTTCTTTCTGCTGTGGCACTTCCTGATAAACACGTAGTTAAAATGCCCCTGGAGACCTGTCAAATGGTCTCTGTAATCTTCTCCAAGTGGTACTATGATTGGGGAACCATTCCCAAGAAGGACGGCACCCCATATAGTACAGAGAAGGGTGCTTTCCGTAATCATCCTTGTACTCAATGGGCAGCAAAATCCCACGAGAACCTTGCCTGGTTGATTCGGCACGGATTTGCCCTTTGTAATGAGTATCGGTATCGTTATGAAAAAGACCATGCTTGTATGAAAGGACTTGAAGTAGCAGAAAATATCTTTGCTACTAAAAGTGGGAAAGAGATCTCTATCTACAAAAATGTGGTAGAATTTACGAGGGCAATGCCAGATGAATTTAAACTTGACACAAGCATTGACACTTTTACTGCTTACAAGATGTACATTAGCAGCAAACCTTGGGTTGCATCTAATTATCTTCGTATGCCACAACGAAAACCTGAATGGATCTAAATTATGAACAAACGAAATGACTTTTTGTGGGTTGAATCTTACAGACCGCAGACTATTGAGGATTGTATCCTTCCAGAAGGTATTAAGAAAACTTTTAGCGACTTTCTAAATAAAGGTGAAATTCCAAACTTGCTTCTTTGTGGTCCTGCCGGATGTGGTAAGACGACAGTAGCAAAAGCACTATGTAATGAATTAGGAGTAGATTTTTATGTCATTAACGGATCCGACGAAGGTAGATTCCTTGATACTGTCCGAAACAATGCGAAGAACTTTGCTTCGACCGTCTCACTTTCTTCGGATGCTAAACACAAAGTCATCATCATTGACGAAGCAGATAACACAACCAATGATGTACAACTCCTCTTACGGGCATTTACTGAGGAATTTAGTAGGAATTGTAGATTCATCTTTACCTGCAACTACAAAAACAAAATCATTGAACCCCTCCACTCCCGATGTGCAGTTGTCGAATTTGCGATCACAAATAAAGATCGACCAAAAATCGCGTCACGATTCTTTAAGCGAGTATGCGAAATCTTGGCTAAAGAGAATATTAAATATGACGACAAAGTAATTGTAGAATTAGTTAATAAGCACTTTCCAGATTGGCGTAGAGTTCTCAACGAATGCCAAAGGTACTCTGTTGGTGGTGAAATTGATTCTGGTATTCTTGCATCTTTTTCTGACGTTGCCGTAAATGATCTCATCAAACATCTCAAAGATAAGAACTTTTCTGAAGTCCGAAAGTGGGTGGTCGCCAACCTGGATAACGATTCTTCTGTCATTCTTCGCAGGATTTATGACTCCTGTTATACTTGTCTTTCTCCCCAAACTATCCCTGCTGCCGTTCTTATTATTGCTAAGTATCAATATCAAATTGCGTTCGTGGCTGACCAGGAAATTAACCTCCTAGCAGCACTCACTGAGATTATGTGTGAATGTGAGTTCCTATGAGACCTGAAACAAGAGAAGCAATGGAAATGCTTTTTGCTGCTAAGTGGAACCTTCCAAAGGCAGCAGAGCATTGTAATCTTACTCATAAGGAGTGTAAGATTGTGTTTAATGAGTATTGTAATTTTCACCCCAAGACTTATGAAATCTCTTAAAACTCCGTTACGCTACCCTGGCGGTAAGTCCCGTGCTTGCGTCAAGATGGACCCATATTTTCCGGACTTACGAAACTATGATGAGTTTCGGGAACCATTTCTTGGTGGTGGAAGTGTTGCAATTCACATTACAAAGAAGTATCCAAACTTGGATATTTGGGTGAATGATCTTTATGAACCTTTGGTAAATTTCTGGCAGCAACTTCAAATGTTTGGTGTCGATATGAAAGACAATCTTGAAGGAATAAAATTAGCAAACAATAAACCAGAATTGGCAAGGGATCTATTTCTTTATTGTAAGGATAAATTGCACGAAGAAGGTCGCTCAAATCTTGATCGTGCTTCTGATTTTTATATTATTAATAAGTGTTCTTTTTCTGGACTTACGGAAAGTTCATCATTTTCGCCACAGGCATCTAATTCCA